TAGGGGATGAACGGATATAAGATTGTGCTTTTAAAGGCTATTTTTATGCTTTATAAGCTGCTGGAAAGTGAACGGGTATGTTCCGGAATATGTAAGGATTGGCACATATCATAAATATGTATGCAGTCTTAGTACGAAACCTGCATCCGGAACTACTTCCCGAAAAAATCTCACCTCATACGTTCCGCCATTCGAAAGCTACCCATTTATTACAAGCTGGTCTGAACATAATTTACGTTCGTGATATTTTGGGACATAACTCTGTGAGGTATACAGAAATCTATGCCCGGGTAGATTCTAAGCAAAAACGTGAAGCTCTCGATAATGCCTATGTAGACCTCATTCCACATCCTTCTTCTGATGGAGAATGGGAGAAAGATAAAGGATTATTAAATTGGCTAAAGAGCTTAGGTAGATAAAAATAATGGTTCTTGTCCAATTATGGTGCATTAGTTACTTTTGCTATGTCTGGAACATGATACAGTAATAAAAACAGCTTGCTATGCGGTTTCTTCTGAACAGCTAAGAAGTAAAGTGTTGCCAGCCAAATGTACATGATGCACCATAATTGGACAAGAACCCACTTGGTTTTATCATACAAGTACACTTCCATGTTCATTGGGGATAATTGATTCACAAAATATTATGATATATCTTTTAGTAGTTAACCAACCTATACTAACAAAATATAATCATCATCAGCGGCAGATTGTTCATTAAAAGCCAATTGTTTTGATTTGGATACATATATTTCAGATGGTAGGCTTAGTTCCAAAAGCATATCAATTATTTTATGGATATTTATACTCCCATTTTCTTTTATATCAATCATATACTTTATAGATTCAAATTTTACTTTGCAAATCATCTAGATTTTGCTTATGTTTATTGATATTTTTGCGGATAGTTTTACAAAAATCTTCATCAAAGGTAATTCCATCTTCGCCATGTTTGAAATATTCACGCCCTGTTTTTTCATCTTTTTCTAATATTGCATGAGCGAATTTATTTCGAATAGTAATAATTTCAGTTTTATAATCCGATGAAAAATCCTTAATTTTTAGACTTTGTAATATTTTACTTAAAGCCTCAATTTTATAATCTGCACTAAATAAAAAATTATCTTTGATTAATTTTCGCAGATTACTCTTTTCTTTCAATTTGGAAACATCCTCTTTTTTTTCGTTAAACTGCTGTTCCAATTTACCAAAAATGGAGTCTGAAATAGGCTTACACCTCTTTTTATTAGCACATTCTATACAACCTTTTTCCTTGCAATTTAGATATGATTTTAAAATTTCCATACTTTGGGCATCCAATGAACTTGTTTCATGCATTATCATACCTCGCATAACCACGATATTTTGAAATTTTTTTATTGTCAAATCAATAAGACTAATTGCTTTTTCTACAACTTTTTCATGATGGGTACTTCCTGATACCTTATCCGTTTGTAGAAAAGTTATTCTATCTATTTTATCAAGACTCCGCAAATCAGCCTTAGCTGTATAAAACAATATTTCCGTAAAAATGGATTTGTTCCGTACTTCCTCTACAATCTGAGCACCATTCTTTTCAGCCATATTATAATCTGTAAGAATTAAATCAATGGAATCATTCAATTGAGAGAAAAATTCATCCGGTTTTGATACTGTTATAACATTAGCATTAAATCCTTCCTCCTCTAAATGTGATTTCACTTTTTCAACGTATTCATCTTCAATGAAAACATCAATCTGGTCATCCAGCCATAATACTTTATATTCAATTTTCATAATAATTCAATATTAAAAGTTGTTCCTTTATCTTGGGAGGAAATTACATAGATTTCTCCTTTCATCCTCTGTATTGTGCTTTTTACATTATATAATCCAATCCCCGAGCCATTAGTAGTAGTAAATCCCAAATCGAAAATTTTGTCCAAATTTTCATCTGGAATCCCTTTTCCATTATCGCAAACGCTAATTAGCAATTTATCATCCATGCATTTCTGAAATTTAAACAATATTTCAGTTGCCATTGCCTTTTCAGAATTCTGTAGAAAATTGTCTATAATAGTTGTTATTTCCAAAGGTCTAATCTCTATAATATGCTTAATGTCCAATGATTTCTCTATTGCTATTTTTAGGCTTGAATTAATAACAGGAGTATTAGGTAGATAAATTTCATTAATATAATCACATATAAACTGTACAACGTCTGCTTTGATTTCGCTTGCTGTTAAATCAAAGTTTGCATTTGTGACAAATTTAGACAATGATTCTATTTTGGTAGACTCGGAAGATATGACAGAAATGTATTTTTTCATTTTATCATCAATTTGCGACTTATCTATATGATTCAATAATTCCGTAACATTTTTACGTATCCTACCTGACGAATGGTAAATTTGATGTTGTAAACCTAATATTTGTTCTTTTTCTCGTCCTATAATTGAACGTTGAAAAATACCTTGCTTTTTCTCGTGTTCAAGTTCCTTGTCTACTTTTTTCTTGTCTTCTTCTGCTTTTTTTCGCTTTTCCTCTTCTTCCCTTGCTCTCTGTTCAGCTTTTATTCGATTTAGTTCGGCTATAGCCCGTTCTTTCTCTTTTTTTTCTTTTTCAAGTTCTGCTTTAATTCTTTTTTCTTCTTCATTTTTTGCCTTTTGTTCTGCCTCTCTTTTTTCTTCTTCAGCTTGCTTTGCCCTTAATTCTGCTTCTTTTCGTTTTCTTTCCTCTTCTATAACTCTTTTTTCTGCATCGTCTTTTTCCTGTTGCAATTTGCGAAAAGCACTTTCAGTAATCGTAACTGTTTTTTGTAAATCACTATCGCCTGTTGCTTCAGCAATTTTTTCTAAATCTTTAATGAACTTCGGTTGTATTTCATCTAAATTTTCATTAATAACATTCACCAAATCTCTGTCAAAATCTATTATCTCCACATCTTTTTCATCAGATAAACTTCTAATAAGGCGAATAAAATCAATTTTGCTTCCAATATTCGATTTAGCCACAGAAATATCATCCGAATCTTTATCTTTAGCTAGCAAATCTTCTCGAAATTTCAATGCAACATTATCAGACGTGAAGTATTTATTCCTTATAAATGCCTCACCCCATAAAACGCCAACAACATATTTTTCCAAGCGCCTGTGCTCTTTTGTGAAAATATCCATTAACTGTTGATAGCCAGCAGTCTCTACCATTCCACCATCTCGACTCGAAACTTCTTTAAATTGTATTGTATTATCTGTTATAATATCAACTCGACCAAACAAATCTCTTGTTCCTAAAAATCTTGCACGTCCCTGTTGCGCCCGAAAATCAAGCCCCCAACTATCATCTCCCGTATTTCCATACGGTTGTACTCGAAAACCATTTTTGAAAAGGAAGATTGAGCCATAATTTACCGGCTCAATTTTCATCCTGTTTGTAAAGTTGAATTTTGCGCTACGGTTCAGATAATATAAATTGATCTTAAGATTATCAATATATGGATTGAATTTATTCTTTTCTTTAATATGATAAATCAGTGTTCCTCTATCTATTAATTTTGTTTCAATTATGGTATTTTGTACTGAAACGTCTATTTGTGTTGTTTTTAATTTTAAAATATCAAGGATAGAATTACAAACTTTGCCATTAATTTTGTCTCTATCTATTATTTCTTTTCCCTTTTCATCAATGCCTGCATCATCCATTTTTTTATCCCGTTCACTAACAATTTCAATATTGAAATCGGTCGTCTCTGAAAATGGATTTATAAGCTTTTCAAGGGAATGTTTTAGCTGTTTAATTTTTTCCCTATCCCAATTTTCTGTATTTTCAATTTCCAAAATAGTTCCATGAGTAGAATTATTAGGAAATAATAAATGATAATTACTAATAGTGTTATGCGGTACTTTTATTTTCTCAAAATCTTCTTTTTGATCTTTTTCAAACTCATTCCAATTTATAGTCAATTGTTCGATTGGCTTATCCTGTTTTTGCGTCGTTAGTATCAATTTGTCGCCTAATCTGTCACAAGAAAAACGGCCAATACCTTTTGCTCCAGCATAATACTTGCGCACATTAATTTTGTCACGGTAAGACTCCCGTTTTTCATCATTTTCACTATCTTCTATATCTTCCGTCCCATCATTTTTTGCAGAGTATGCGACCGCCAACCATTTTGTTTGAAGATCTTTATACGACATACCCTTACCATCATCTGCAATAATAATTTTGTTATCTTTAAAAGTTATAATAACGTCATTTGCATGGGCATCATACGAATTTTTTACCAATTCAAAAATGGCAATATTATCATCGGTAATCAAATCTTTACCAATAATATCTTTTAGTCCAGTTTTTACTGAAAAATATAATTCATCCATAGCGCAACCAATCTAATGTTAAACCTGCTTGTTCACCAAATAAAGGAGGAATAGCGTTACCTATTTGCGTATATCGGGGAACTTCATGTTTCCGATGTTTTCCGCCAGTAGTATATTTTTCTTGAAATTCAAAATCATCAGGAAATCCTTGTAATCTTGCACATTCCCGAACAGTCAATATTCGCGGTTCACAATAGTGAATCATATCGTCTGGATGTGAAGTTACTGTTGGTGACTGTTCATGAGGCTTTAAAGGTATTAATACCTGAGTAGTAATGCCAAGCATGCTTTTCATTGCTTTTCCAATATCTTTACATTCGGTAGTAACAGATAAAATATATTTCAGTCTATCAATAACCGGTATTGTTTGTTTGGCAAAACTATGGCTATTGGGAAATAACAGTTGTTTAGTTCTTTCCCTTACAAAATTTTGGTATTTTGAGGTTGGAATTTTATATAATCCACTTTTAAAGCCTTTACGATCAGGCGTATCCACAACCCCATTACTACTAATTAAATCAGACAAAGCCTCTTCCACTGTAGGGCTAATCGGAATATCCTTTTGTTGTAAGAAACTGAATTTATTTTCTTCTAACTTCCCGAAAAATGATTTTGCTTTTCCAACGCTCGCACCCTTTATATCCTTACGGATACCCACTAAAATGAATCGGGTACGCTTTTGTGGAATGCCATACTCACCGAAATTAACCAATTGCCCATAGACATAATATCCTTCTCCTGTAAGTTTTGAAGTGACTATTTGTGAGTATTTTTTACCCTTCTCCGCATTATTACGGAACTCCATTGTAAAACCCCTTACGTTTTCAAAAAATATCAAATCTGGTTTTACTAATGAAACAAACTTAATATAAGATTCGATAAGTTTATTTCGTTCGTCGTTTTCATTTCTTTGTCCAGCAATTGAAAACCCTTGGCATGGAGGTCCTCCTGCTACTAAAGTTACCTTTCCCTGTAATTCTTCCAATTTATCCGCATATTGTGCTATTACCGTATTTATATCATGCGCTTGCTTGGGTAACCATTTAGGCCATTTAAAATGTTTTACCTTCTCTATCAAGTTGAATTCCAGTGTTTTGAACGCCTGTGGGCTTTTTTCGATAGCAAAAAGGCCTTTCCATCCAGCATTATGTAAGCCTAATGACAAGCCTCCACAACCGGCAAAAAGGTCAATATATATTTTTTTTCTATATGTTTTCATCTTTAAGCGACTTGATTATTTAAAACTTCAAACTCTATTTTTGACAAACCTTTCACCGTCTTAACCGTTTTTGCTCTCTCAATTATAACTGATAATAGTAGATCGAATATGTAACTATATATTTTGCTAGGTTGCTTTAAAATAAAATTGTTAATACCGACTTGGTCCCCAAAGACATAATTTTCAGATTTGGCAACGCTTTTAAATAGTATCTTTTTTCGTTCAGTCTCTTCGCTATAATAGAGGGAGAAACATTGATAGGTGTCAAGAATATTATAATTCAGAAAGCGACTAATGGTAACTAACTTCTGATGAAATCTGCTTTGAATCACCCAACAAATGCTATATGTAGTCTGTGTCATTAAATCAATGTCTATATTATGACCTTCTAAATCCTTATACAAGAATATAAACTCTCTCCACTTACAAAGCTTGGTGAAGCATGAAGCATAATAGAGAGCTACTTGAAGATAGAGTTGCATAAAACGTACGAAGCATATTCCCTTGTCACAAATCCGAAGGATTTCATGCCAATATTGTTCAAGTATAGTATTAAATTTCATTTTTCTTTTGTTTTCACTTTTTTAGTTGGAACAAGTAAATCCCGTATATCAACGTCCAAAACTTTGGCAATTTCAGATAATCTATCCAGCGAAGGCTGCGTTTTATTCGAACACCAACGTGATATGGTAGCTGGATTCATTTTTAATGTTTCCGCTAACCATTTACTTGTTCTATTACGTTCTACAAGCAATACTTTCAATTTATTTGTCCGATCTTCCATCTGTCATATTATTGATGCTTTTTGCAAATATAGTGATTATCTTTGTATAATCAAACAAATAGCATTATAGTAATGAGTTATTTGAAACAAAGGCAAAACAGTAAGTATGATCAAAAGAGCGTATCATACTGATAAATAATAGCTTATATAATGAGCCGATATTCCTTTGTAAATTCCTAAACTTCTGAAAGGGTGTCGATAAGGCATAGGCAAACGCAACAACCATTCCCTGCTAATGGAGGCTGGCATTTAAGACTTTTACTAAAATTATCCAAAGTCATAACACAAAGTAAGCCGTATAATACACTGATTATAAGGATAACGTATATGGTGACTTTGGATTTTTATATACTTGGGATAATAGTGTTTATCGAAAGTTTTGATAATCATTATTACGATGAGGATGACATCAAAGTGAGCAAGATGCCTGCTGGAACCCGTGCATCCATCTCCACATTTCAACCCGTAGAACTGACGGAAGAGGAGAAGAAAGCGGCTCGTGAAGCGGCGATAAAACGTTTGACCGAAGAGCAATATGTATCGCTTAGGAAAAAAACGTCACGGGCAAGGAAAGGAGCAACTGAAGTACAACAGATGTCATTGTTCTAAATTATGGATGGTATTCTGTCTGGTAAGATTTGCCCTTATTGTGGTAATCGTACCGAATATGTGGATAGTTCTGTTATTTATGGACGTTCTTACGGGATGATATATCTATGCTGGGATTGTATGGCTTATGTCGGTGTGCATAAGGGTACAGACCGAGCGTTAGGACGACTGGCAAATACAGAACTAAGGGAAGCCAAGAAAGAAGCCCACTTCTATTTTGACCAAATAGCTAAGACCAATCTTATCAATAAAATTTGGAAGAAACATATCCCCAACACTTCAAATAGGAATAAAGCTTATTTGTGGTTATCTATTCAATTAGGAATACCACATGAAGTTTGCCACATAGGAATGTTTGGTGTGGAGGATTGTAAACGAGTTGTTGATTTATGTAAACCGATAGTGAAAGAATATGAAGCCCTACATCATAATTTCCATGTCCCTAATAACGTATAGCGACAGGAGGATACCTCTCGAAATAGTAGAGAGCCATATACTGACAAAGCCTTTGAAGGCAATCAAGGAGAAGCTGCTTGACGCTTTCTTCACGATGAAAGACAAGCCGGTGAATGTTGAACTTAAAATAAAGCATATATGAATAAAAAGAGGGATTATATTACAGTTACAGCCGATGTGGATGTATATTTGGATGATTACTTCGATGATTTTATGGATTTAGCCTCTGATGAAGATTTGATTCAAGAAATAGAAAAACGAGGGCATAAGGTATATAAGAAAGAATGTTGCATTACCCCTTTTGGAAAACAGCCTATTGAATTTGATAATCCAACCGATTTAAAGAGGCATTTGTGTGATGTAGTTAATGTTGGCTATTGCATATCCAATGAAGAACTTATTAATGAAATAAAATCAAAATTACCATAGCTCTTGAAGAAATGAAATCAAAATACTTCGCAAGGAAAACAACAAACCAACTGAACATACCACATGAAGTTTGTCATATTGGTATGTTCGATATGGAAGATTGCAAGAGAGTTGTTGAACTGTGTAAACCATTGATAGGACAATGAAACCGAGGACGAAATTAGAGAAGCACGCAATGGCATTGGCAGGCAAGTTGCCGCCATTGACGGATGCGCAACGGAGATATGCCATTTCTCTGTTTCCAAAAATAGGCTACTATTTGAAGAAAGGTGAGGTGTGGTGCCAGTGCTGTGGGTATATCGACCGTGTGAGCAAGCCTATGCTGGCAGTATCTTTGGAGATGGAAACCCATTATTGCCCGAACTGCGGGAAATCATTGAATTTGGAACACAGACATAGCAGGAAGGCCGATTCCGAAGAAAAGCTTTATTCGGTAGTGCAATCCTTCCATGGCATGATGGTAGTACGGACATTCGATGTGCTGCGTGATAATGTGTATGGTTGCGATACCCGTATGTACATCCATGAGGTATTCCAGAATTGGATAACGGATGACGGCAAGGAAGTGATAACCGGGAAGAAATACACCCGTAGCCCGTTTCATTTCAGTTGGGATTACGATAGCAAGACAGATGTTAAGCAGCACAACGGAAGTGCTTCCGGGTATTACGAGATGAACGATGTCTTTGATGTGACGGGAAATTTTCTCTATCCGCGTGCATCAGTCACTCCCTTGCTCCGGCGCAACGGTTGGATGGGGCGATTATTGAAGATGGCACGGGTTTCTGTTGTGGATACTATTTGCCAGCTGCTTACCAACCCCTTAGCCGAGACTTTGGTAAAGACCGGGCAGTTGTCCGTTTTTGAATACATGTTGCGTAAGGATAACTACGAGATACCTTTCCGGCATGCCCTTAACATCTGCAACCGGAATCATTACATCGTTCAGGATGCTTCCCTATGGTTCGACTATCTGGAAGCATTGGCATACTTTAACCTCGACACCCATAACGCTAAATATGTTTGTCCGCCTAACCTTATGGAAGCACACGACAAGATGATGGAGCGTAAACGCAAGGTGAAAGCGAAGCGGAGTTTGGAGGAAAAGTGCAAGGAGGCAGCCAAGTGGGAAGAAGTGTACAAGAAAGACAAAGGGAAGTTCTTCGGTGTGTGCTTCGGTGACGGTGAGATAATGGTGACGGTGATAAGTAGTGTTGCCGAGATAGCGGAGGAAGGTGCGGCAATGCACCATTGCGTATATGACAATGGCTATTACAAGAGGCCGGATTCTCTGATACTTTCTGCAAAGGACACCGAAGGGAAACGCATCGAGACTGTGGAACTGAATTTGAAAACTTTGAAAGTAGAGCAGTCAAGGGCGGTATGCAATGGTGTTTCGCCTTATCACAATCGTATCATTGGTCTTGTGGAGAAGAATATAAATCTAATTAAACAACGAATGACAGCATGAAAGAATATATAGAATTTCTGAAAGACAAGATGGCCATCAGCCGTCAGACCGGGTTCGAGGTCAATCCGGATGAACTGACACCGTCGTTATATCCCCATGTGAAAGATACTGTTCGCTGGGCGGTGTCCGGTGGTTGCCGTGCGATATTCTCCAGTTTCGGTATGCAAAAAACCGTAACTCAGTTGGAGATACTTCGGGTAGTCCTGAAACACAAAGGTGGCAAAGGGCTGATAGTATGTCCCAAGCGTGTAGTCGTTGAGTTTCTTACACAAGCGGAACAACATCTGCACATGAAAGTGACCTATGTACGAACTATGGCTGATGTGATGATATGTCCGACTGACATCATGGTTACGAACTACGAGCGTGTGCGCGACGGTGAAGATGGTGTAAGAATAGAACCTTCCTACTTCACCGCAACATCATTGGATGAAGCGAGCGTATTGCGTGGTTTCGGTACCAAGACCTATCAGGAGTTCCTTCCCTTGTTTGCGGATGTTCCCTACCGCTTTGTCGCCACCGCCACGCCATCGCCCAACAGATATAAGGAACTGATACATTATGCCGGTTATCTCGGTGTGATGGATACCGGGCAGGCGCTTACCCGTTTCTTTCAGCGTGACAGCACGAAGGCGAATAACCTTACCCTTTATCCGCACAAGGAGAAGGAGTTCTGGTTGTGGGTAAGTACATGGGCGTTGTTCCTCACCAAACCGTCCGACCTTGGTTACCCCGATACCGGATATGAATTGCCGGAACTGCGTGTACATGAAGAAGTGGTTAGTGTTGATAACTCCACTGCCGGAACCGACCGTGACGGACAAGTGAAGATGTTCCGTGAGGCTGCTCTCGGACTTGCCGACGCAGCGAAAGAACGCCGGGACAACATGCAGGAAAAGATTGCCCGTGTGGTGGAAATCATTAACCGTCCTGAAAACAAGAACGACCATTTCCTTTTATGGCATGACCTGGAGAATGAACGGAAGGCTTTGTGTGACGCCATACCCGGCTGTAAGGCTGTGTACGGTTCGCAGGATGATGAGGAAGCCGATGAAGTGATAGCGGACTTTAAGGACGGCCGTCTGAAATACCTGGCCGCCAAACCGGAGATGCTTGGTGAAGGTTTGAACTTCCAGTACCACTGCCACAAGGCAATCATGTTCATCGACTACCGTTTCAACGACAAGCTCCAGGCGATAGCCCGTATCTACCGTTTCATGCAGCAGCATCCGGTTGACCTTTATCTGGTATATGCGGAAAGTGAGGGCGAGATATACAAGAGCTTCATGCAGAAGTGGGCGCAACACCGCGAGATGGTAGCCAAGATGACCGATATAGTCCGTGAGAATGGTTTGTTCGGCTTGCAGGCAGAGGAAAAGATGATGCGGTGGATGTTTGCCAGCAGGGAAGAAAAGTCCGGTAAACTGTGGAGGGCCATAAATAACGACAATGTTCTTGAATGCCAGACTATGGAAAGTAATTCGGTGGACTTGATTGTAACCAGCATCCCGTTCTCCAACCACTATGAGTACACTCCGACCTATAACGACTTCGGGCATAATGAGGACAACGGCAAGTTCTTCGAGCAGATGGATTATCTTACACCGGAGCTTATGCGTATTCTTAAACCCGGTAGGTTAGCTTGCATCCATGTGAAAGACCGTGTACTGTTCGGCAACGCTACGGGTGACGGTATGCCCACTATCGACCCGTTCAGTGAAATGACTGTATTCCACTACATGAAACACGGTTTCCGCTACATGGGGCGCATCACGGTGGATACGGATGTGGTAAGGGAGAACAACCAGACTTATCGGCTTGGATATACAGAGATGTGCAAGGACGGTTCAAAGATGGGTATCGGTTGTCCTGAATATGTCCTTCTTTTCCGCAAGCTTCCTTCCGACACCTCACGGGCTTATGCTGATTTGCCGGTGACAAAAAACAAAAGCGAATATTCGTTGGCCCGTTGGCAGATAGACGCTCATGCAAGTTGGAAATCTTCGGGTAACTCTCTATTGAGTTACGAGGACATGAAAGGGGCCGGCATTGACAAGATACGCCACCTATTCAGGAACTACGAGCGTGGGCACGTCTATGATTATGAGGAACACGTATCATTCGCCGAAGAGCTGGAGGCATACGGAAAACTGCCAAAGACATTCATGGCCGTTGACCCGGTAAGCAAGAAGCCCTGGATATGGGATGATGTCACCCGGATGCGCACGCTCAATACCAAGCAGTCGCAGAAGAAACGGCAGAACCACATCTGCCCCCTTCAGTTAGATATTGTCGAAAGATTGATTGAACGGTATTCAAACAGGGGTGAACTGGTGTTTGACCCGTTCGGAGGTATCGGCACCGTTCCCTATTGCGCTATCAATCTGGGGAGGAAAGGTCTGTCAACCGAACTCAATTACGACTACTGGAAAGATAGTCTTTCATATCTGTATGAGGCAGAGATGGAGGTCAGCGCACCCACATTGTTCGACTTAATGAATGATGCCGTATGAACATTTATCATACAGAACCCAGATTCGACTGCGAAAGATTCGCTCCATGCGGGCGCATCTCCCTGCACAAATGCCGGAAATACAAAGGCAGACTGGATGAATGCATGGGATGTACGCTTGTACGCCGTAAAGTCAAAACGGTTGCCGGCACGGAAGCCGGAAGAAAGGTTTGTCCGCATTGCGGACGTTCCCTTCCGCTCCACCGGTTCTATAACAGGACTGTCAGATATGGGGATAAGGAATACCGATGTCTCACCTCCTGGTGCAAGATGTGTATGAGTGAAGTCGCAGCGGAAAGAAATCGCAATAATTAATTAAAATTTCCAATGAAAAATGTAACGAAACTTGCCAAGAAGTCAGCCGGACTTAGCCAAAAATGTTCAATTTGCCCACTTATGCAAAGATGCACTTTAGAAATCCATAGAGCTTGTTTTGACAGCTTTGTGGAGGGCTTTAAGAAGGGGGCTAAAGCAGCAGAAAAAGAAATAAACAAGAAATTCAAAACAGAACAATAATGAGTAAAATGGACGCATTGCAGATATATGCTGCATTTTTAAATATGATTGAAATTCTTGATAACTACAAGCTTTTCAAGAACTCTGATGGAACTCATGCCATTGACGTGGAAATCAAGGGTTATAAACAGAGTTTCAAAGCAGATGATATTTATAATTTAATGAATCTACTTGGCGACTGGCTATGCAAATTACCTAAAAGCACATGGGTTGAATTTAACTTTTAATAAATTAGAAATGAAGCAAATAGTGATTGGCGATAAGCCTTTAATGCAAATATCAGAAGAGGATATTTTGCAGGTTGCAGTAATTCAAGGATGCTGCGCTCATCCTGACTATTGGAATTATCCAACTTTAACCGAGTATGATAATACCATGTTTAGAGATTCAGTATGGTGCTCATACAAATCTACACGGAAAGAGGATAATTGAGATAGTAGCGAAATTACTTTCTTTTTTAATCCCAAAGATTTGTCCTACCACACTATCATAGAGAGTGGTCAACAGAAAAATGGCATGGAGAACGTCTTGGGTTAAATGCAATAAAGTTCTTGATTGAAAAAGGCTATGATGTGCCAATTTATTAATTCAAATACATTCAGATATGAACAGAATACAGGAATTAGAAGCTGAAATACAGCGTATTAAAGAAAGTAGAAGCTGATAAAAAGAAAGCAATGTATCAACATTTTGTTGGTAAGTATGTGCATAGAGCGCATACTTCGTATGAAAAGATTATCGGCATAGATCATATTGATACAGACGAATTTGGCGACGAAGTGGTATTTGATAGTATTCATGTATATTACGATAATAGAGGTGATGAATATAATAATGATGCGAGTATCAATTTGCAAGGCTGGGGACAAGCCTATGCCGAAGAACTTGAAAAACAACTAATACCCCATGAAGCTTTCAATAAAGCACTGAATGATTGTATCGATTTAATAAAACGTAGATTAGAGTAAAACAAAATAGAAATGAGGCAAGTTTGCAAGGCTTGCCCCATTATGGCGGTTTATGTTTTTAGATACTATCTGATAGTGTAAATATCAGCGATAATCTAAAAGGTTTGACTTGGAGTTAATACAAAGCTCCCTGTCACGACTAAGCAATAGATAATGCTTATGGAGCTTATAACTGCAAGAATAAAACACAATGTGTCTAACATAAACTACCCAATCAATTGCCATTTAGATTGGGCTTTTATACGCCCAATCTAATTTTTAAAATATTTAAACATATTTCAAATATTAAATTGCCGACAATATTATCGGTGGAACAAAGATATGATAAATAAAACGAAAGAGCAACAAGCTATTGGTTTTCTTCGTAGCATGGAATGCGATCATCCCTTAAATCTAGGTTTTTCCGGTGGTAAAGATAGCGTTGTTATTCTTGACCTTGCAGAACGGGCAGGCATTAAGTATAACGCCATCTACGCCAACACCACAGTAGACCCGCCGGGAACAATTAGCTTTATAAAGAAGAATTATTCACAAGTGCAGATTATGCACCCGGAGAAGTCGTTTTTTAAGTTAGTGGAGGAAAAGGGATTTCCTTCCCGGTTACGTCGGTTCTGCTGCGAGGAACTGAAAGAACGATATGGAATTGGTAAGCGAAGCATTGAAGGAATGAGAGCTGCCGAAAGTAGAAATCGAAAAGATTATGAGCCGGAGCAGTGTGATACAAGAAAATGGATGAAAGGCGCAAAGCATATTCTTTCTATCCTCACATGGACAGAAGAAGATGTTTGGAGCTATATCCGAAAATACGGATTACCATATTCAAAGTATTATGATGCTCCATATAATTTGAGCCGTCACGGTTGTGTCGGCTGTCCTCTCTGCAATTACAAGCAGATGCAATTAGAGTTTAAGATGTTTCCCGGTTATGCTCAAAGTGTGATAATAGCCGTTGAAAGATATATGAACACTCACCCTAATGGGTTTCTTGCTCGCAACTTTGCAGACGGTTATGAAGCTTTCTATTACTACATCAACGAAATACCTATTGCGGATTTTCATGAGCAAAAGAAAGGGTTATTCAGATTTAGCGCAAGGGAAATTATTCGAAGAGAAATTTTAAATCAATTAACGTAATACGATATAGATATGAAACAGACAGTAGAAGAAGCGGCATACGATTATGCTGCCCAAAAAACGAAATTCAGAAAAGACGTTCTGAAAGAAGTAGATGCTGATAATTACGTTTACCGTCACTCTGATTGCATGGAAGATTTTCAGTGTGGTGCCGAATGGAAGGCAAAGCAATCACCTTGGATAAGCGTAAAGGAGCGACCGCCAAAACATAATATTGAAGTTATTATATGCCATGAACGCGAATTTTATATAGGTAAAATGTATCGTTCAATGCAATCAAATTGGTGGAGGGTAAACAAAGATGAAAGAACTGATATGATAGTTAGCGAAGATGATTCTTGGACACCTATACCCGTCTTTCGATGAGATACTCGAAGCAAACAAGGATGTACTGGAACGGATTAAGGAGAAAGGAGATTGAATAATGGAAAGAGGGAAAATATTAAAGCTATCAGATTTGAAAGACATGCACGGCTCTATTACTTTGGAATATACCGGGATTCTTTATGCTGGTGTAGATAGGGAAAAGAAGCTCCGTGAATTGGCAAAAGTTAATCCGCAGGAGTATTGTCTTGCATTAGGAGTGAATGATGATAGTGAAATTTTCAAAGACATTTCGTCGGGTTCCTTAGTGTCGCCGATGAAATTTTTTAAAAGACTGAAAGGAGAATAACTATGGGATTTACAACACCGTGCTTTATACGCAAAAACACACCGGATCTTCGGAAGAAGCTGGAAGAATTAGGATACAACCATCCTACTGATGTAGTTGAAGATGAAAGGTTTTGTATTGCTACATCACCAGTTAACTGCAATTATCATATTATTATTAAAGGGGCTTTTGATGATACAAATCCTTATTACACATGGAATTGTGCTGGAAGAATTGATTGCGGAACCAACGAGGAGCTTTTCTTGGCTATTGCCGCATTGAGAGATGATACAGACAAGAACCAATGGTTGGTATTGGACCATGACAACATATGGGAAGCGGTCGGATGCTACCAATACAAAGGGGATTTTATTCTTTGCAATCATGACCGGTGGTATTGTGGGACAGACGTAGCACAAGCACACAAGGCTACTGTAAAGGAATTGCAGGAACTATTCTCCCAAAAGATTCAAGTTCCTCAAATAGAGTGGAATATAAATGACGTCATAAATAAAGATTAGTATCATGGAACAGAACAAGAAAGAAGTGGTCTTTGACGGCAAGGACCTTATATTCGATGTGGACGGAATAGAAATCAGGAACGGGAAACTGCCTGATTCCTTCAGTATAAAAGAGCGTTATGAGATAAGCGCGGAAAGCCTTACCAAGCTTGTCGTAGCGTTGGGTGAAGGGAATGCACTTACCGAATTTAATGAGGTACGAGGGAGTTACGGTGTTTTTAAAGCAGAAAGAACTATATATCCATTAAAAGATGATTATGTCAAGAAGCTTGCCGAAGAAATTACCAGGTTGGAAAACAAGGCCAATTCCCTGCAAGAAAAGGTTTATGCAGAACGCAGAAAAGCTTCTGATGAAGGATACAAGCGCCACCTGCTGGAAAACTTGATTAAAGAGCACAACAAACGCTCATGGTGGGGACGGGCAGAAAAGATTGAACTGAAAACAGAGGAGTGAGAATGGACCTGAGAATAATAGATTTCCCGGAATACCCATGGAAGACCTTGAATGTGCATAAGGACTTCAGCTACTCGTTCAACATCAGTCCGGGAAAGAAAATAGAGGAGGATTTGTTCGATTCCTCCAAGATGAAAGTTGTGTCCTACAATGAAAACAGCCATGTGCAGATATTGGCTGTATGTGACCCTTACGGGCCGCCTTTCTATGTACGCAGGGATATGGACGGTTTGTTATGGTCCTCATGGGTAAAAATAGAGGAGGAGCATTTCTGGCAAGAGATTAATGGTTGTGCAGAAGCCATTAATTTCCCTCCTCTGTGTACGTCTCATTATTATTTTTAAGTATTATGAAAAATGAATCGTTTGAAAGGGCTAAAATCCTTAAGGAAGAGATTGAAAAGTGCAATTCTCTTCTTGAGTTAATTCTAAAAAGCAGTAAAGAATGCTTCGTTAATCGCGATGCCGTCAGGACATCCGGTGATATTGCGGTTATCACTCTTCCTAAATATTGTACTCAGTACATTATAGATGGACTTTATGCAAAAAAATGCCGACTGGAGCAGGAATTTAAAGAGTTATAAATCAAAACAAGAAATAGGAGGAATAATCATGAAAGCACATGTAATGAAACTTGAAAACAACTGTGTAATTGTTGACGAGGAATATTTTAATGAGATAAAGAAGAAGGCAGAATCCAACCAAGAAAGGATAAACGAGATTGCCGAGGAAAAGTTTTTGGAATATGTCAAAGAAAGCGGTATCGAACTTTCCTATGAAGTGAACGGAATACCTTATATGTTTCATTATGATTTGTTGAATGAAATAAATTATGAAGAAAGAGGATATCCGGAATCCGTGTCAGAAAGGGTGAAGCATACTATCGCAGACGATATAACACAGTCTTTAAACAATAAGCTTAAGGGAATAAAAGATGAAGCTTTGAATTATGCCTTAAGTGAGTTTGACAAACAGAAACACGGTTTAGAGGCTACTGTAAAAATATGGAAACATTTCGCATTAATCTTTATCATTACGACTATTGTTTTAATAATTAGATTATTGTTTATATAACTATGACAGAAGAACTTGTAACATTAGAGACAGCGAAGCTGCTGAAAGAGAAAGGGTTTCTACAAAGGAAATATTTTATAAATGTTTCTACTTTGCATAATTGTTATAAATACCTATCTGTTCCACCTCAATCGGTAGTTCAAAGGTGGCTTCGTGAAACCAAGGACCTGCATATTGAAATATCCTATATGTATGAAAATTATTGGATATATGATATACTAACAATTCCGAACCATGACTTAGTAGGGTTGTCGGATAGACCTATTATCCATTATAAATCCTACGAGGAAGCACTTGAAGCCGGAATACAAGAAGCGTTAAAACTTATATGATTATGAGAAGATTTATATATATACTGGTTTCTATCATTATATCATATCTAATTTGTGTATATGAGTATAATACGTGGAATTTTATTGCAGGGTTAGAGCCTTCGCAAGCTTGCGAAAGATTAGCCAAATACGCTTTTTATTTCGTGATATGGTATTGGGTTGCGAAAGCTGTTGATTTGTTTAATGATTAACGAATAAGAGTATATAATTATGAAAGCAAACCTTATTTTCTTTCTTGCAATATTCATCATATCAGCATTATTCATCGGTCATTTCCGACTGACATTCTCACCGTTCAGCATATCACTTCCTTATTGGCATAGAGCTTTAGGAGTAGTCCTTATTGTTGCAGGCTGTTTGGTTTACAATATAGGGGAGAATGTAGCCGGGTATAAGAAAGGGCTTGATAACGGCATGGAAATAGTCTTGAAACAATTGAAGAAACGGTATGAACGACCAGGTGATTAATAAAGAAAAGATATTGCCAATGGTTACAAAAAAAGGCTATCTATCCCAGACAGCCAATCTTTTTTATTAACCTTAATCTAATACTATGAAAAACACATTGCAAAGGTACGGATTTGTGGAAGTTATGCAAATTATGAGCCTTTGTTCAGTCATCATATAACATGGTTTAGCTGGTAAATGTATTTGTTAACCATTAACGGTGTAATTGTTAAATTGAAGATTTGGATTTATTTAAGGTATTGCTGTCTAAAACAAAATCTTCTGCCAAATCTTGTCAGTAACTTCTTTGATACCAGATAGTCCGTTCGTGGATTATTCGGTATCTTTATTTTCGTAACGTAAAATAGTGTGCCAATGGAGATAATTTATAGAAAAATAGAAGACCTTAAAAAACTGGGTAACAATCCCAGAACCATATCAGAGGAGCAGATGCGGATACTCAAAGAGTCTATTCATAGTAATCCGGACTACTTCGAGGCACGTCCCATCATACTCTCTGACCGGACTGGGGAACTGGTGATTATAGCCGGAAACCAACGGTATGAGGCCAGTGTAGAACTAGGACTTTCTGATGTGCCGACGGTTCTGCTTCATGGGTTGACAGAAGAACGAGAACGGGAGATTATTATCCGTGATAACGTGAATAATGGTACATGGGACGAAAAACTATTGAAGGAGTGGAATGCAGAGTCTTTGATGGATTGGGGATTAAACTTTGATTTCGACTATGATAGTCTGGTAGATAGTGAAAGTGATGCCCGGAATAAATACACGAAAAAGATTGAAGCTCCGGTGTATGAGCCTAAAAACCCTGTATGCCCGGAAATAAATTCTCTCTATGATAAAAGCAAATATGAAGAACTGATTTCGGAAATAGATAATTCAAACGTTCCGGAAAATGTGAAGTCTTTCCTTCGGATAGCTGCATTGAGACATATTGTATTCGATTACGGACGGATAGCAGAGTTCTACGCCCATCAGGAGAAAGAGATTCAGGAACTGATGGAAGCGTCTGCGCTGGTGATAATAGACTTTGATAAGGCGATAGAGAACGGTTATTCCAGATTCAAGGAAGATATTTATGAAATAATGCTGGAGGATACTGAAGATGAGGAGTGATTTTGCAGCATTCATACTGACGCATGGCCGTGCCGGTTCCGTCATTACAGATAAGACACTGCGGAAGTGTGGCTATACGGGACCGATTGTTTATGTGATAGACAATGAAGATAAAGTGGCCGCAGAGTATTACGCGAAATATAAAAACGTTGTAATGTTCGATAAACCAAAGATTGCAAAGACTTTTGATGAAGCGGATAATTTTGATGATCGCAGAGCTATTGTTTATGCGCGTAATGCTTGCTTTCAGATAGCAAGAAAACTTGGCTACAAATACTTCATAGAACTGGATGATGATTACGATGTGTTTTCTTTTACTTATGGTAGAGATGGTATAGTCAAACAGAGGGCGATAAAGCAATTGGACGTGGTATTTGAAGCTATGCTACGTTTTTATGAAAGTATTCCGGCTCTCACTTTGGCTATGGCTCAGAGAGGCGATTTTGTAGGAGGAAAGGAGAACGATATTTTGAAAGGCGAGAAGATGAAACGGAAAGCGATGAATTCTTTCATCTGTTCCGTAGATAGACCGTTTAAATTCGTTGGTCGCATTAATGAAGATGTGAACACCTATACCACGCTTGGTAGCAGGGGATGTCTACTTCTGCAGGTTCCACAAGTGGCGCTAAACCAGAAGCAGACGCAGAAGAATAAAGGAGGTATGACGGATATATACATGAGTCAAGGAACATATGTCAAGAGTTTTTATACGGTTATGATGATGCCATCCTCTGTGAAGGTGGGCGTGATGGGCCATAGCGAGGAAACGAAAAGATTACACCACGTGATTAATTGGAATAACACTGTTCCTAAGATATTGGACGAACGATTCAAGAAGAAATAAGATGGCGGCACCAACTGGAAATAAATTTTGGATGTTAAGAAGTAAGCATGGAAGGGATAAGCTCTTTTCTACGCCGGAACTCTTATGGGAGGCGGCATGTGAGTATTTCCAATGGTGTGATGAAAATCCCTGGTTGTCCAAAAAGGCCATTCAAAAGACTGTTCCGGTAAAAAGGAAAAAAGGGAAGAAGGTGGAGACAGTCAATGAGCAACAAGTACAACAAGAAGTTTCCCCGACTTCCCGTCCGTATTCCCTAACCGGGTTCTGTATTTATGTAGGTGCTTCTTCCAAGTGGTGGAGCACTTTTCGTTCCGAATGTAGAAATAAGAATGATGAAGATTTTTTGGAGGTCATCGCACGCGTGGAGGAAACCATCGAAACGCAGCAGTTTGAGGGAGCGTGCGTTGGAGCTTTCAATGCGAATATCATTGCCCGAAAGTTAGGGCTTGTTGACAAGCAGGAGGTGGACCATACGAATGCAGGAAAAGAGTTCAAAGGATTTAATTTTCTACCATATACAGAAGATGCGGAGAAAGTCAAGTAATGGGATATAAGGTCAATATAAAGCAGAGGTTAGCCTATAACTACCTTCGTGACGATGTTACGAAGTTTCTGTGTTATGGTGGCGCTGGTGGAGGTGGAAAGTCATGGCTTGGGTGTGAATGGCTTATGCAATGTGCTTACTATCTCCCGGGCACTCGATGGTTCGCTGGCCGAAATAATTTGAAAGATAGCCGTGAGTCTATCTCTGTCACTTTCGACAAGGTGGCAAAGTGGCATCGATTCACTGACTACAAGCAGACCAATGACGGTATACTTTTAGGGAATGGGTCGGAAATCATCTTTCTTGACTTGACATATTATCCCGTCAAAGACCCGATGTATGAGCGATTGGGCTCCAAGGAGTTTACTGGAGGGTGGATTGAAGAAGCCGGGCAGGTTCACTACCTCGCATTTGAGGTTTTGAAGACGCGTATAGGACGGCACTTGAATGATGTGTATGGAATATCCGGGAAGATACTTATCACTTGCAATCCAAAGAAGAACTGGCTTTATCGTGAGTTCTACAAACCGTGGAAAGAAGGCAAGCTGGAAGCCCCATACGCTTTTATTCAAGCATTGGTGCAGGATAATCCCTACGCTACCGAGGACTACATAGATACGCTCCGCAATACCAGGGACAAAGTGACAAAGGAGCGCTTGTACTATGGTAATTGGGAGTATGACAACGACCCGACAGCACTCTGTGATTATGATGCCATTTGTGACCTATTCGCAAATGAGCACGTAAAACCGATAGGATTATCGACGGGAGCAGCTGACCTTGCCATGAAAGGACGCGACCGTTTTGTCGGGGGGCACTGGGTGGGTAATGTGTGTTATATCCGGTTAGACCAGGAATATAGCACGGGTAAATCTATTGAGACGGACCTTAAAAACATGATGATACAGTGGAAGATTCCACGTAGCATGATGGTAGTTGATAGTGATGGACTTGGAAGCTACCTTGAAAGTTATTTGAATGGCATCAAAGAATTTCATGGTGGTAACCGACCTATTAATCCAGAGTACGACAATCTGAAGTCTGAATGTGCATTTAAGCTTGCAGAACTAATAAATAATCGGCAGATAAGGGTTATATGTACGGAAGTGCAAAGAGAGCGCATAATGGAAGAATTGGCTGTTTTGAAGCAAGACCATATAGATGCTGATACCCGAAAGAAAGGGATAATTAACAAGGAGAAAATGAAAGAGATACTTGGTCATTCTCCGGATTACCTCGACATGTTGATAATGGCAATGCTTTTCCGTATAAAACCGATACCTAAAAGACCAAAAGCAAAATTAGGACAGATATGACAGTAAAAGAGTTTTTGATATTGAGTAACGTGGCGAGCAATGCTGCTGAACTGTTGGATCAGATAGGGAAGTTGCCTAAACCGGACTTTGTCGCAGGTGTAAGAGTTCCGGAGACTCTGAATGACCTCACTATAGGTCAGCTGATGGAACTACAATCCATACGCAATGGAATAGATTGTATAATGGTTCCATGCCGTGTTGTCCTTGGTTTGTCTATTGATAAGATAGAGAAGTGTGGGGCAGCGGATATTTTGGGATTCTCCACATGGGTAACCAAGGAGGTTGAACGTATTACCAAGCTTTTTGAAACTACGAGCGTAGTACCGACTCCGGAAGAAAGACGTGCCGGAGTGGATAAGCTTTCGTTCGGGTTGTTTGGCTTGGTGGATTACTATGCTACCCGCATGGGGATAACTGACCATGAGCAGGTAGAATGTGTTCCATGGGTGAGGGTATATAAATGCCTTGACATGGATGCAGAGAAAATACGCTATGAACGTCGATTACGGGAAATATATCAAAATATATCAGAATAAGCAATGAATACAAGTGTAGAAAGGAAGATAGCTTCTGTTGCAGAAAAGCTGGAAGGAGTCACCTATTTGTTCGATAACTGGGCGACCGCCAATGTCAGGTTGGATAAGATGCCATTGCCGGCCATTATAAATTTGCTTCCTATATCCGGGAAATTCGTCATATCAAGAACACAGCTAAGGGATTCTCCTAACTGCATGATAGCATTTGCTGATAAGGCCAAATTTGATTTCGATGGGGTGGAGAATGATGAGGTCATTGAGAGATGCAAAGGATATGCGGTTCAGTTTATCCGTGAGTTGAATAGGAGCGAGCTGTTTGAGTGGGTGAGCGATGAGGTACCTTATTCCGTTTTCTATGATAAGCTGGATGTAAATGTTACCGGAATAGTAATAGAATTGAAATTGAAAGAGGTTCAAGGAGCGCCCATGTGCTAGTTATGGAAGATAGGAGGAAAGAGGTAAAGGCGATATTGTGTGAGGAGTTGGATAATCTTCGGCAGCGCATCATAGAAAATCATATACGGGCTGGGCAGCGTGCAAGTGGCAAAACTATCAAGAGCCTGCACGTTGTCGTGGATGATAATCATGGTACTCTTTATGGTCGTCAAGCGTTCGGAGTTCTGGAGGTGGGACGTGCCTCGGGGAAAGTACCGAAAGGATTCTATAAGATTATTCAGCAATGGATGATAGACAAGGGGATCCAAGTGGAGAGACCAAGGTCATTTGCATACCTTGTGGCCCGGAAGATAGCAACAGAGGGCACATCACTTTATCGCTCTGGTACGTACGAGGATATATATACAACGAACGTGGAGCAAACAATACGGGACATTATGGACCGTGTGTTTGGTATACTCGTTGATGATGTGACACATATAAATCTACATAGTAATGAGAACTCATAAGATAGGGGAAACAACCATAGAATATCCGGATGAAATATCTTTCTGTTTTAATCCGGTAGTGATAAACATTTACGGGCATGCTTGGGATTACGTGGAGGTGACGGTGACTGATATCGTTTCTGAAATTTCATACAAGGAGAAGAGGGCTCTGTTTAATAATGCATGCTTTTTTGATGTGTCGTTTTACATGCAGTCTACATTTGACACTGTAGAATTTGGGAAAATTGATTATTCACAGACGGTTCCGAAAGATAGCGGGGTAGGACGTGTGTTCTCTGTAGATATTGACTTTTATTCGGACAGTTCAATGTCTGAAAGTTTTCAATTCAATACGTTCATCATTTGGGGGGCAATGAAGGTGGGTGAACGGTATAATGGAAATCGTATATTGACGTGGTTTAAAAACCTTCCGTTTACGGTAGGAATGTATACGGCCGGTAATGCTAATGTGACTGTGACCGCTGACAGCATTTCTTTACCAGCTATTACATTGTCTGAAAGAAAGGTGTATAATATTACTCTGAATGGAATTGATGCAAACAATGAGGTCGTATTGAAATTGCCGGGAACGAGTGTGGGGGCAAACGTGTTCGACAATACATTTGATTTTACTTTTCATGCATTGACGAATATGGCTGTAAACGTGAGGCTTTTAGTTGATGAATGCACGGATGGAATTTATTTACGTTGGATAAATCGTCATGGCTTTTATTGCTATTGGTTGTTTAAACGTGGTGATGAGGGCAAACAAATTGCCAATGATGGTGAATTCATTCGTAATAATATGCAAGACTATAACTATGTTAATGGCTATCATGGAGGTTCAGGACGTAAGCAGAGAAAAACAGAAGAGAATACATTGTTGGTGTGTGCTCCTTTAGTGGACTCTGAAACGTTTGACTTCTTGTTTCAACTCGCGTTGTCACCCATCGTTGATATGTATGCAGGTAAAAATGTGAATGGAGTTGATAGCTGGAAGGCAGTGAATGTATCTGTTGGTAATTTCAATAAGACAAGAGCCGTATTGCAGGATTTCGTAGCAACAATCATATTACCAGAAACAAGAGTACAAAGCTTATGAGAAACGATATGCTATTCATTGGTGATAAACTGATGGATTTGGATGATGATACCAAAGTAACGCTCAATTTCAAAAGTAATATATTTACGGATTTGAGTAAGATTATAAGTAATAATTCTTATACTATCAAACTTCCGAATACTATACGTAATCAGTGTGCAATCATGCATGCTGATTTACCTTCATGCGACATCGTTTATCCTAGAATTAAACTGAATGCTTGTTATTTTCGTAACGGGATAGAGATACTCAATAACGCAACTGCGGTCTTATTGTCTACATCGGATGTTTTTGAATTTGCTCTTTCATGGGGTAATGTCTCTAGATTTGCAAATATTATAAGTGGAAATAAAACGCTACGTGATTTGAAGGATAGACACAATTATGAGGTCATTGCTGATGATGATTTTCCAGATTATCATGTATTTTGGAAAGTAGGTTCTTTTGAAGGGGATGCTTCCGGTAATTTTTTTATTCCTAAAGTAGACTATGGTATACGGCGGGAAGATACAACAGGGTGGTATCATCCGGGGTGTAAGGTTACCTGGATTTTGTTACAAATTATGAAAGATAATGGTGTCACTTTTACGTTTCCTGCTAATCGCGCTTTTATGTTAAGTAGATTGTTTGTACCCTTATTAACTCGTAATGATAGCAGAAGTTATGCTGCAAAAAATGCATTACATGCAGAGTTTAGTTACTATGTACATGGACGTCTTGATAAGGGAGAACCGGAAAAATTGTATTTTGCAGATAAGTCATTTTCAAGCTATTATGGGACTATAACCAAGTTTAAAAGTAGTTCTGGAAAAATTTATATTCAAGGCTTTAAACTTAATGCTCCGAATATGAAGATTTTGATGAATGGTAATGTGTCGTTTGATGTATCCACTTCTATATACCCTAATGGAGCATGTCTGGTTGCTTATTACATTATGGATGATGATACAAGAGTCGATATTGCAACTATAGATTATAGCAAGATTGAGAGGCATAACACAAATAGTTATACTATCTATTTTGATTTTACAGATATAGAGACAGATACGCTAGAGGAAAGTAAGGAGATTTTGTTTGGATTACTTGACGCAGGGTGGATTGATGATGGTGGTATATCTATGGATAATTCATTTAGCATTACAGCTATATGTGATCAAGTGATGCCTTCGATAGATGATGAGATAAATGCAGGATATGGGCACTTCCCGATTATTGCAAATTTGCCCGAAATAAAACAGATAGATTTTATTAAAGCTGTTGCTGCAATTCTCGGTGTTTTTGCTGTTCCTGGTAAGAATGATTCAAATTCCATTGAGTTTGTTTCTGTAGATACTATTAAAGAAAATGAAACAAGAGCATATGATTGGACAAAAAAGGTTGTTGCTACTTATAAGGAGAATAAACCTAATATGTTGGAATATAGGCTGAATGATTTCGCACAGCTGAATTATCTGCGTTACAAAGAAGACTCTACGGTTAATGGCTCTTATGATGGAGCATTACAAGTATTAGATTACACTTTGGATTCAGAGCGTGATATTCTTACGCTTCCATTTGCTGGTACTGATATGGCAGGTGGCGTTGCGTCTATAAAGTTATATAAGTATGACAGTGATGGTAAATCTTCTCTAGAGAAAGTGGAGCCAAGAATTTTACTTTGTACAGATGATGCAGATGTTCTGAAAGGAACATTTGAGGAACTTGATTTTTCTTCTGTGATTAACTCTTATTACAAAAGTTATAGTGAGGTCATTTATATGCCTAAAGTAATCACAGAAAAGATAGAAATAAATGATATTGAGTTGAGAGACTTGGATATGACTGTTCCAATTTACTTGGCCCAATATGGTAGATATTATGCCATTATTTCCATTAAGGCAGAAGATACGGGAATATGTGAATGTAAATTGTTACAATTGGAGGTATAATTATGAAAGACAATACAAGTGAAAAAATATTGGAAATTCGGGTAAAGTATGATGATGCTATCCGTAAAATAGCAGAGTATCGTACGCAGTTGGATATACTTCGAAAAGTAGAACAAACTCTTAAGGAGGATTTGAAGAAAGGCCGTATGAGTAGGGAGGAATATAATATTAAATTAACCGAAAATAGAGTTGCTACCCAACAATATACAGATGCCATCCGTGTACTGAATAAACAAATTCAAAATGAACGTAAAGAGCAGACAGAGATGGAAGGAAGCCTTGTTAGGTTGCGGGCTGAGCTTTCCAATCTTACCGCTGCTTATGACAGATTAAGTCGTGTAGAGCGTGAGGGGGGCGAAGGCAAAGAGCTGCAAGATAAGATAAATGCCATTACCGATGAACTGAAAGGTGCGGAAGAAGAAACGCAGCGCTTTTATCGGAATGTGGGTAATTATAAAGATGCGATACTTCAGGCTACAGAAGCCCAAGTACCTTTTGTTTCCATATTGCGCAGTGGCGTTAGCGTCTTGCGAGGTACAAAGGAATTTGTTGGTGGTTTGAAGGATGAATTGGTTAAAATAACAGTCCAGTACAAAGCAGGAACGGTCACTGCGAATATGTTCTCTGGTGCTCAAAAAACAGCGGCTATAACAAGTAATTTGTTATCTGCAGCTTTAAAAGTGTTGAAACTTGCACTAATTTCCACTGGTATTGGGGCTACTGTTGTTTTGTTGGGTTCATTGGTCGCATGGTTGGCTAAAACGCAAAAAGGTACTGAATTTCTTTCTAATGTAATGTCCTCTTTTGGGGCAATTATTGATGTGATTATAGACCGGATTGCAAAGTTTGGTGGAGCTATTGCTAAATTCTTCTCTGGTGATTTTTCTGGTGCAGCAAAGGATATGAAGGATAGTTTTTCCGGTATTGGAAAAGAAATTTCAAATGATGCGAAACAAGCGTGGGCACTGAATGATGCATTGCAACAGTTAGAGAAATCGGAAACAATGCTTAATATGAAGCGTGCGGCAAGTCGCTCTGAGATTGAAAGATTGAAGCTCATTGCAGATGATACTACAAAAAGCCTGAAAGAGCGTACTGATGCGGCTACAAAAGCATACGATATGGAAAATAAACTTCAGCAGGAAAGCATTGATATTGGCCGAAAGAAATTGGCAAATCTTCTTGGGCAAATAGAACTTACTGGTGAAGCTAATAAATTGCTTGATGATATGGCACAAGGGGCAGTAACGGCTGATGAGGTTATTAGCCGATTGGGTATATCAGAAAGTACAGTGAAAGATTTAAAGGAATTCTCTCAAGTTTTTTCGGACGTAGCTCAAAAGGAAATGGAGAGCTATACCCGTAATAAGGAAACCCAGAATAAAATAAATGCGATGCGGAAAGAATCAGTAGATAAGGCTAAAGTTGTAAAAGAAAAAGAACTTTCAGAAATTCGTAAGGCTGAGGATGAAATGCTTAAGCTGGTTAAGGACAGTAGAGAGAAACAATCCATTGAGATAGAACGTCAGTTTTCTCGTCAAATAGAAGATTTGCGTGTTCGCTTGATTGAGGAACAAGACCTTACAACGAAAGCACGTGGAGCTGGAGCTATAAATAATCAGATTATTGCACTTGAACAGCAAAAAAATGATGCATTACAGCAATTATCGGAAGAACAACTGATGAAGGAGGTGGAGAACCGGCAGAAACTAATCTCTCTGCAACTTGAATCCGTAAAAGCTGGAAGTGAGCAGGAATACCAACTCAAAATACAGCAACTTGTTGTCCAACGTGACGTAGAACTTCGTCAGAAAGAGCTTACTGAACAGATGAAGCTTGCTGTCACGGAGAAGTACAATAAAGAGATTGATGATTTGTCCGTTCAACATGAGAATGATACAGCAAAGAAACAAGCTGATGCACTCAAACTTCGATTGGATAATGAATTGGCAGAAGCTAAATTGAATGGATATAGTGAACTTGAGCTTCTTCGTATGCAGGAACAGCAGAAGCTTGAACTGAAAGACAGCTTGAGACGGATGGAAGAGGAGAGTGATGCCGAATTCCGGGCCAGACAGCTTGCTGCAGACCAAGAATACTTGGATGCAAAGCAGGCGGTCATTGACAAGGAAGTGGAGATGCAGCAAAATAAAGGTGAATCCCTTTCTGTCTTGGCAGGGAATCTTTCTGATTTGTTGGAACAAGCGGCAGGAGATAACGAGAATATGGCCCAGTTGGCGAAAATACTGGCTATTGCGGAGGTTTCTATCGCACAAGGGGTAGCCATTGCCAAAGCCGTAGAAACAGCTACCCGCTCATCTGCAACATGGATTGACATGCTTGCTGCGATAGGTACTGTAGTGGCATCTGTAACTACTGTTATGGGAAAGGCTATGAAATCGGTGAAAAGTGCTAAATTTGCACAAGGAGGTAAAGTTGAAGGGCCAGGTTCCGGTACAAGCGATTCCATACCTGCTATGTTGTCCAACGGTGAAAGTGTAATGACGGCTGCTGCAACCTCGATGTTTGCTCCGTTATTGTCGGCTTTCAATCAGATAGGAGGAGGTATTCCCATTAATGTAACAGCTTCTTCCAATCAGGCGTTAGGAGAGGACATGCTGGCCAAAGCTGTTGCAAAAGGTATGATGATGGCGCCTGCTCCGGTGGTTTCTGTGGAAGAGTTTACCTCTGTTGCTAATAGGGTTAAGTACGTTGAAAATCTTGGTAGTATATGAAAGCATATGAACTATTGATATTGAATAAGAGTCTTCTTCAAATGATGGGGGATGCTTCGCTTGATGTCGGGGATGTGAAATATATTCCCGTGTATCAAGAATATGTCCGTCTGTCAAAGGAGGGACATAAAAAGACTTATATCATGCAATATTTATCCGATGAGTATAATATTGCGGAAAGGACAATTTATCGGATAATAGATAAGTTCTCAAGTAAGGTGGATGTTTAGGGGGGGCGGAATTATTCCGCTCTTTTTTTGTTTTGAAAAAGTTGCTGACAAAGCGTGTCAGTGGAATAGACTTCTTATTTTCTTCAAGCCGTATCATGTTTTCTACCTTTGTTACAAACAATTATGTGATATGGCTAAATTATACATTAACAAGGACATTGTAGCTGATAAGGATAAAATGGAAAATTGGTATTTGACCGGTGACGAGGGGCTTTCGTTTCCGGATATCCAATACTTCCTTTCATGGCTTGACCCGGCTGACCCTAAAATTGACATTGAAATCCATTCGTGCGGCGGTGATACGGTTGAGGGGTATGCTATTTATGATGCATTACGTGCGTCGGGCAAGGAAATATCTTGTACCGTTGTTGGACGATGTGCTTCTATGGCTACCATCATTTTGCTTTCTGCTCCACTTGAACGCAGAAAAGCTTATCCTCATGCAAAGTTTCTCATCCACAAACCATATTTGGCAAGATATGATGATTTATTGGACCTTGAAACTATAGAATCCATCAAATCAAGTCTGGAAGCGGAAAAGGATAAGATGATGGCTGTATATGTTGAACGGACAGGAGTTGAATCGACCATTTTGGAGGTCCAGATGAACAAGGAGGCATGGTTTGGCGGTGAGGTTGCAAAACAACTTGGATTTATATCTGGTGTTCTTATACCGACTACAGCAAAAGGAACTGATTATAAACTTAATAGTGAGAAAATGAACAAAGAGAAACAAGTAACGGTAAAGCAATCTATCATTGACAGACTGCTTGCGAAATGTGGCTACCAGAAGATAGAAGACATTCCGGTAGTATCTATGGAACTGACAGATGCCGAAGGTAATACACTGACGGTGGAACGTGAAGAAGGAGAACCGCAGGTGGGAGATGCGGCATCCCCCGATGGCGAGCATGTTATGCCCGATGGTAAGACTATCATTGTAACAGACGGAGTGATTACAGAAATCAAAGACCCGGAAGAAGCAAACGGTGACGAGGAGATTGAAGCTTTAAAGGCGCGCATTGAAGAACTTGAAGAGGAAAATGCGGCATTGAAAACCAATGCCCGTACAGTTGAGGACAATAAGATACTGAATGCTGTAAAGATGGCAGGAGGTGAGAATTGGCTAGCAAAACATTGTTCAACCTATAGAGTCTCTTTGCGTACCCAATCCTTCAAGAATACTGTTGAGACACAAGCAAGTGCAGAGGAGACACCTATTCAAAGAAAGTTGAGAGAGGAAAGGGAGAAGAGAACTAAAAAGTAAAGAAAGGAGAATTGAGTATGCCTATTTTAGATTTTTCAAAATTGACGCCAGACAATCAGGCGGTGAAGGATTTGAAAGACTTGATTGAACTGACAGTCTTTCAAAATGAGGATATGGAGCGTTTTATGACGTTCATGCCTAAAGTGACCAATGGCAAGAAAGTTGGCTTCATCGGTGAGATGGAGGATGTAGGTATCGCAGGTGCCGGATGTGACCCTGAATATCAAAAAGTGGCTATCGCTGCCGCCCAGAAAGTATGGGAAATTGGCGACTGGCAAGTTCCGTTGGAAATGTGCTATGAGGATTTGGAGAATACTATTGCAAAGTACTGCTTGAAGACCGGTACCAATATTGCGGACCTTACTTCTACTGAATATATGGATGGGATTGTCCTTCCAAAACTGACGGAAGCAATGATGAAAATGTTATGGCGCTTCACTTGGTTTGGAGACAAGGATGCCGCTAATATTGACGGTTCCGGTCAAATTACGGATGGATTGAATGTAGAATTGTTCAAGACATGTGACGGTTTCTTTAAACGCCTGTTTGCCATATGTGCAGAGAATTCCGGTCAGCATACCGTTATATCAGCCAACTCTGAAGCATCTTATGCTTTGCAGAAGTCCAAGATGAAAGAATTGGGGGCTGCTACATCTGTGTTTGACACGATGCTTGAAGATGCGGATAGCCGTATTTTCCAGAAGTCCGGACATGCAATTTTTGCTACAAAATCATTATGTGATTCTTTGTCACGTGATGTGAGGGAGAAATATAAGGTTATTATGCCTTGGACGGTCATTTTTGACGGCCTTGAAGTAGGAGAGTATGACGGCGTTACGGTCGTAAAATGTTCTATTTGGGATAGATTTATTCAAGCGTATCAGAACGATAAAACGAAACTGAACCTTCCTCACCGTGCGGTTCTATGTTCTCCGGACAATTTAATGTACGGTTGTGAAGGCGATAACCCGATATCTGACCTTGATATCTGGTTTGAAAGAAAACCCCGTAAGAATTATATCTATTCTACTGGTAAACTCGGTTCTATGATTGGCGAGGACAACTTGGTGCAAGTAGCATATTGACAAAAGGAGGTATTCTATGGGAGTATGTGATGATATTTTAAAGAAAGATATTGTTCCGTCGTGTGATGATCCAGTAGTACAAGGATTGGAGCAGGAAGGGGTAATAATGAATCGTGCGGATGTGGACTTTGCAGCCACAGTATTCAATTCTACAAAAAAGAATGTGATTGAAACGCTGGCTATGAAAACCGGGAAGAAGGCTTATAAGGTTGTTGTTCCTGGTAAAAATCCATTTACGGGTACAAAGACCTCATTAGTGGCTGGCACATATCGTAGTTCGTTTACCAATACTGTCGCGATTGTGATATTGGCAAACGACCCGGATGTATGCGCTGATGTTATTGACGGATTGGCTAACGGTACCTATGTTGTGGTGTTGGAGAATAAATATAAGGGTTTACAGAAAGAAGGAAACCCTGGTGATGCCGCTTTTCAGGTGTATGGTTACTACCAAGGGCTTACAGCTACAGCTATCGACAACGATAAGTATAGCGAGGATACTGAAGGTGGATGGGCTGTTACCTTGGAAGAGCAGAAAACGCCTAAATCTGCATTATTCTTGTTCAAGACGAGTTATGAAGCAACTAAGACTGCTGTCAACACTTTGACGGCTGAACCGGCAGCATAGGAGGGAATATGCTTGTCTTGGAGATGGTTGATAAGTTGAAGAGATTGGGGGATAAGGTCTCCCTTTCTTCTTCTGATAAATCAGACATTGAACTGATGTTTCATGAAGTTCTTGGTAGGACATTTACCAAGACCTCATGTGCTGATTGCTATCGTGACGCTGTGATTGAAATGTATTCGTACTTAAAAAGATATGGAAAAATGAAAGAAAAATCAAGTTATGCATTGAAAAATGGTGTATTGCTCCAAGTAGGCTTTGGAAGTAGTGAAATGTACACCAACAACAATCTTACTGACGAAGCGGCAGAAAGGTATCTTGCGGAAAATCCTAAAGGGATAGTCTTTTTTGCTTCAACGCCTTCCGATTGGGAGAAAAGGGTTGAAAGACGGATGAGTCCTGCTTTACCATTGGATGAAACTTTGGTTTCAGAATTGGTGAAAGCCTTTGAAGTGGAAGGTGCTACTTCTGAGATTGTGAGAGATGCGTTCAAGACTTATAAACTGAACGGGAAGAAAGTTACAGCTAAAGTATTGGATGCTCATATTAAAGAGGCTCAATCTGTAGTTGACTCTAAGCAGACTATAGAAGCCGTAGAAACGGTGAAATAAAGAATAACCTCACGGAACGATGAACGTAAATGAATTAAAGAAGAAGAGTAATAGGCGTGTTGACACGGGCTATTTACGTAATCTTGGCATCCAAAGCTACGGTGATGATAATTTATATCCCCAACATCTAAGAAATATCATCGCTGCGAGTTCAACGGGTAGCGAATGTGCAGAACGTTATGCCAATTTCATAGAGGGAAATGGGTTTCGTGAGGTTGCTTTTTCTGAATATGTGGTTAACCGCCGTGGAGATACGGCAGATGACATCCATGCTTTCGTCTGCAAGGATGTTGCTGATTACGATGGGATGGCGATACATGTTAATTATAATATGTTCGCAGATATAGTGGAAGTACAGCACATCCCCTTTGAAAATTGCCGTTTGTTGGAGGAGGATGAATCCGGATATATCGCAAAAATCGCAGTTCATCCGGATTGGACAGGAAAGAAAACCCGTCAGGGAAAAGCCATAAAGGTAATACCAGAAAATGTGGAGTTTATAGATGTATTTAATCCACGTAAGGAGGTGGTCTATGCGCAAATTCGGGCTGCCGGAGGGATTGAAAACTATAAGGGGCAGATACTATGGATTAGCAACACAGGGAAATTCGTGTATCCTATCGGAAGAGCTGACCGTGTGATTACGGAAATGAGTACGGATGAGGGATTAGCCAATGTGAAGTATCGTAATGTGCGTTGTAACTTCATGCCTTCCGGGATGATAATTACAAAGAAAGGTGCTTCTTCGGTACGTTTTGATGAAAACGGAAATCCTATAAAAGAGGATAGGACTAATGAAGATACTGGTTTTTCTGATACTATCGTGCAATTACAAGGAGACACCAATGCGACAAAGGTCTTAGAGGTAACCTTGGAATCTGATGAAGAAAAACCGGAGTTTGTGGATATTAGTCCTAAAAATTATGATAAGGAGTTTACCGTTACTGATGCCAGTGTGGTTGAACGTATTTATTCGGCTTTCGGGCAGGAGCCTTGGTATTGTATCCGGATTGGTAAGGTTGGTTTTTCTGGGGATATATTGGAAGATGCTTTTGAATACTATAACTCTATTGTGTCAAAGCAACAACGCATGATTGAACGGGCTTTTCAGAAAATTTTTGCGCATTGGTATGAACCTCTCAATCCTTCCAATGACTTTAGTGTACAACCTCTTAAATATATAAGAAATGCTGCGATGTCTAATAACAACAGATGAGGTCTATAAGTTGGCTCGTACGATGTCAATACACATCGATACGGAAAAGATAGAGGCATATATTCGGGAGTCGGAGAACATTGATTTGAAGTCAGCTTTGGGTGATGCTTTATTCTTAGATGTGAAAGAACATCCGGAAAATTATAGTGAGTTGCTTAATGGTAGTTCTTATACCATAGAATGTGGAGGCAAACGTTCCTTTGTAGGGCTGAAAACGACATTGGCATATTATACCTATGCTCGTATCGTGAAAAATGGAGATGGAAATGTCACCCGTTTTGGATTTGTCAATAAAGATAACGAATATTCATCGCGTTCTGATTTTAAGGAGAAACTTATGGCTTATAATGATGCTTTCTCTGTTGCTGATAGGTATATGAAAGAATGTGTTCGGTATTTGAATGATAATAAAAAAGACTTTCCGCTGTATAGGGGAAGTGGAGGGATTAATGCTAATCGTGTAACTTTTAGAGTACTTGGTGAATAATGCCTGATACACTTGACATATTAAGGAAACTTGCTCTACAGATAAGGAACGCCTCTTCTGAGGGAGAGAATACCGCAGAGAGGGTTGGACGGACATTTATTGGCATTCTTGAACTCATTCAACAAGGAATGAGCATCGAAGAATTATCAAAGGTGTTCCTTCGCAAAGACCAGGCTGACGGCACTCCTTTCCCCATAACCTTCGGAGATTGGGTCAAGTTCGGCGAGTTCATCAGCGGTATTTCCGGAGGGTGTATCGATAAGAATGGCATCCTTGAAATGGAAGAGGGCATTTTCCGCAAACGTGTGTTTTTTCCGGAGATTGCCTATAACCGTGTGACCTATTTCAAAGGCAGGATGTGTGCCTCTCCCGGAGGTGGATGTACGGTCAAGGAATGGAGCGATAATGGTGACGGTAGCTATACCATAACCCCTGACCTGACCGATGCCGACGGTCTGAGCCAGTTTGTCGATGACATTCTGACCACCTACTTCGTCACCAAGTCACCTG